TATAACATCGGGGACAGGACACAATCTGAACATAAATCTTTATGGAAAAGTTTCTCAAAGTTTTCAACATCAAGTGGAATGACAATGAGTATGTAAACGAATGGTTTGAAGTTGGTCCCTATGTGGATGAGACAGAATGTGATGTTGAAGAACAAATCTCACAACAAGAGGATGATTGTAATGAATCAGAAGACCGTGATGATTTAGAAATAATTTCCTACGAATACGAGTTCGTATTAGAATAATTTACTTTCTGTTTCACGTATACAAAATCTCAATCTTCGGGTTGGGATTTTTTTTTCTTATGTACCCATTGAGGATTTAAGGAACCATCAGGAAGATATTGTGGTGTGGTTTTATATGTCGATTTGACTTTCATTTTGAGATTGTGTTTCTCCAAGAACTGTCTATGTATGGATTTATCAGATTTCAAATCATATCCCAAAAGTGATAGGAACTCGTACATTTGACGATAATCTTCTTTTGTGGGGTTTGATATTCTTATTTGATTATCATCGAAGGAAGCCCACTTTCTTTTCTTCTGGTGAGATTTTGAGTTTCCTTTGTATATCTTATTCCCCGTAGATATACAAACTTTACATCTTGGTAGAAAACCATTACCAATTTTATTGAAGGATTTTATATCTTTTTCCACTCCACACGCTTTACAGATTTTTCGTTCCATACAGATAATTATAAAAGAGTTTACATTTTTTATAAATAGTATATTTTATATTTTCAGTTCTGGCACTGAAGTGATAATGTGGGTACAACCATTCAACCAGACCCGAGATACCACAACTTAGCTCACTCTCTTATGGGGAGGGGGACTAGGGGGTGGGGTAAACACTCTGTCCGAGATATATCAAGTTTATATTTACTAGAATGAATAATAAGTTATTCGAACTTCTCATGGAACTAGATATAAAGTATGAAGAAGAAATAAGTCATTACTTTAGAGCACCAGAGGATATAAGAGAAGAGATAGCGGACAACATAGCGAACCTCCTAATTTCAGATACAAAAGGGACACCAATGAAAATTAGCAAAGTCATGGTTGGACTCAAGAATATGATAATTGATTTAGAAAAAAGAGAAGACTATGAGAAATGTGATTTGTTTACCAAAGTAGAAAAAAAGATTTGGGATAGACTTGAACATATCCTATAGTATCCTATACTTATATAAAACAAATCAAAAATGTTAACAAATCCAGTTGAACAACAAATCTTAGATGTCATCAAAGAAGACATTAACAAATCAGAAGTGGATTATTCAACACTTACGAATAATCAGATTGCATTCCGAATCAACAAATCCGTATTCTCAGTAAGAGACAAGATTGATAACTTATCAAAGAAAAAATATTTGATAAGAAGAATTAATTATTGGACAAAAGATAATCAATATCATAACCGTATTATTTATCTAGAACGTGGTTCACAATTGGATAAAAAATAATTACAACAGATTAAGACAGATAACTCATAATGTAACAAAGGAAAATGATATTGATGATATATTCCAAATCTGTATTGAACAACTCCTTTTGAATAATAAATCTCTGACTATGGAAGATGGAGAGAGATTTTATTTTTTCACCAAGATTGTTAGAAACAATTATTATTCAAAAACATCACCATATTATTATTCCAACAAAAAGTTTAACCACTTGGAGTTACGAAACGTTGAGGTTATTGAAGAACCTTATGAAGACTTTGACGAGATGATATGGGTACAACAAAACATCGACCGAGATAAGAAAACAAAAGACTGGTATTACGCACGTCTATTTGAAATATTCATATCCAACGGTTGTTCAATTACAAAGACCCAAGAGATGACAACCATTCCGAGAAACTCTGTCTCAAGAGATATAAACAAATACAGAAAGATATTAATTGACAGGAGAAAAAAACGAATCTCACAAAATTGATATTTATAATATATAAACCTAACTTATTTTTTATTTATGGGCGGATGTGGGTGTAAGCAGAAACCAGTTGAACAAACAACAAAGATTGTACAGAAAGTAGACCATGTAGAAATTATTGAAAAACCTACCTATGACTTATCTGAGTTAATTAGAATCGAGAATTGGATTAAATCCTCAAACAAAACAAAAGAAGATACTGAGTTCATCACTCAGTTCGCGTACAATCACTTCGGGGAAATAATCAATCATTACTGTGATATCCCCTGTCAGAAAAGAATGAAAAATAGAATAGAAATGTTAAAACAAAGATTAGAAGATTATGAAAGAAATTAATAAAAGACCTGTAGGAAGACCAAAGAAAACTTTAGCTGACCTACCACAATATTGGGAAACTAAACTTAAGGAGATGGGAGCAGAAGGGATGTTGGACATCGACGCAATCACGTACTTGGGGATATCAAGAGAAACATTCTATGAGTTCTATAAAGAATATCCTGATTTTACGAACACCATCAATGAGATGAGGGATTTATCTCACACATGGTGGGCTTCCATACCGAGAAAAGGATTCAAAGATGGTAAATCCAAAGAACTCAATTCAAACCTGTGGGCACTTGTTATGAGAAACAAGTTCAAAGATGAATGGAACACGGAGAAGAAAGTTGATATCACAACTGGTGGTGATAAGATTGATTCAACCAAGAAAATTGAAATAGAAATTATCAAAACAAAAATAGACAATGAAATCAAAGATTAGTCTTTTAATAAGGAAGATTACATTCGGTAAAAGAAAAACAGGTTCACCGAAAAAATCATTCAATAAACACACCCCAAGACCAAAACCTTATCGGGGACAAGGAAGATAAAATATGGCACAAACAGAAGGAGTTGACAGATTCACAAATCATGAATCCATTTATTTCACTTTGAACTTCGATAGAAGAGGTTTGGTTAAGAACTCTTTCAATATATCTTTTGGAGGTATACTCCAAACTGAATCAGATAATCCAAGACACGATTTAAGAAAACTATCTCATGAACTTAAGAAACTAATTTATTTCAGGAGTAAGGATGGGTACTATAAAAAGAACTTTATATTCTTGGAACATATTCCAAATCAATTCAAAGCAACAGGAAGAGGTATTGTATTCTTCGAAGTATTTTGTTTTTTGGAAGAACCATGTGATAGAGATTTTATCACCGATTATCTTAAAACATTATTCACAGAAATACAAAATGTTTATACAAACAACAAACAATTTGTATCCGAACAATATAAAAAAAAGGGAAAAAAATTGGTTCCACAGAATTAGTTTTTTATTATTTAGAAAAAAAAATGAAAATACACACCAACAAACCACAAGAAGTAATTGAATTACTATCACAATTTTCAGTGGACGGGGAACCTATTAAATATAAAATCTTAGATAATAAAAAATATTTCAAGTACGTTAATTTAGATAATGAAGATTATTTCAATCTACCTGAGTTTAAGTGGTCAGACCATTTGAAGAATAGAGTCGTTTTAGAATTGAACTTGAACAATCAAGAAATGAAAAAAAGATTTTCTGAATTGTTTGATGTGAATCTAAAAAATAAAACCTACATCCATTATAAGTTGGACAGACATCCAATGGAAAATATGGAATATCATTATCAAAACAAAATAAAACCGAAATACCCTATATATATTCTTACCAAAGGTAGATGGGAAAAAACATATACAATAGATACATTAGAGGATATGGGTATTGATTTCAAAATCTGTGTTGAACCTAAAGAGTATGAAAAATATTGTTCTAACCCCAAAATTGATAAAAATAAAATATTGGTTTTACCTGAGAATTATTCAGAGAAAGGTCAAGGAGCAGTCCCTGTAAGAAACTTCATTTGGGACCACTCGGTAAGTCAAGGTCATAAAAAACACTGGCAACTCGACGATAATATTTCATGGTTCTACATGTGGAATAATAACCTACAAAAGAAAATTAGAGATGGGGTATTCTTTAGAATCATGGAAGATTTCAGTGATAGATATGAAAATATAGGACTTACATCGTGTCAATATAAATCGTTTGTACCAGCCATCGACACAGGTAGACAACAATTCATAGTGAATACAAGAGCATATTCTTGTATATTGATAAACTCAGAATTATTGGACCAAAGATTAAAAGAGAGATGGAGGGGTCGGAGTAATGATGATACGGATTTAACTCTCAGAGTTTTGTCGACAGGAGATATTTGTACTGTCAATTTCAATTCACTATTATCAGGTAAACAAACATCGGGTAGTATGAAAGGTGGTATGGAAAAGATATATGAAGGACATTCCCATGATGGATATAAAAAAAAGTTCGATGAATTAAAAAGTAATTGGGGAGATATTGTAACTTTGACGAATAAGAGACATAAGGACGGCAGACCACATCACATTATTCAATATACAAAACATTTCACACAGAAATTGAAACTCAAAGATGGTATAGTCAAACAACCTCATGTAAACAATTATGGTTTAATACTTAAATAAAATAATATGAGAACTTATAACTATAATGATGACAAAGTGTTTGTCTCTGGCTACGATGACCTTCATGTAAAATTGAAGGGGTACATACAGATACCCATTTATTATGGTGTTGATGATGACGATACAATCACACTTGACTTAGAATCAATGAAAGAAGAGTTTGAAAGAACTCTGACAGGAATCGAAATTACTGTGGACTTCATCCAAGATAAACAGGGAGAATCTATGATTGAATGAAAATCAAAACCAATATTGTATTCGAACAACTCTCAGAAAACAATTTTCGTAACTATGTTTTTCAGGGCTCATCGAGAGCGGGGAAGACATACAATATCGTGTTATGGATGGTCATAGATTTATTGAATAAGGAAAATAAAACATATTCAATAATCAGAAAAACATTACCGTCACTCAAAGGGTCAGTTCTCAGAGACCTCAAAGAAATATTGTTGGATTTAGATTTGTATGAAGAATCAAAATGGCACTCAGTAGATGGTTATTATGAACTTGGAACCAATATTATAGAATGGTTCTCTCTTGATACGGAAGAAAAGATAAGGGGTAGAAAAAGGGATGTCGGGTTTATAAATGAAGCAACCGAACTAACCTATGATGAGTATGTTCAGTTATCTCTCAGAACAACAGAGAAGATGATATTGGACTTGAACCCCTCTTTATGGAAGTCATGGATTTATGACTTAGAAGGTCAACAAGATACATTCTATTCAATCACAACATTCGAAGACAACCCATTTTTACCGAAAGAACAAGTAGAAGAAATATTGAAGCTCAAGGACAGGGACGCTAACCTGTGGAGAGTATTCGGTCTTGGTCAAAGGGGTATCCCAACAAGAATGGTATTCACACATCAGAAAACTTATCAGGAGAGACCAAGAGAAGCAAAACTATTGGCATACGGAATAGATTGGGGATATTCAGACCCATCAACTTTAGTTGTAGTATATAAACAAGGAGATAATATCTATTGTGAAGAATTACTATATCTCAAAAATGTTACAATTCCTGACTTTATCTATAAAATAAAAGATTTGGGAATAAATCTTACAGATGACTTCATCGCAGATAGTGCTAACCCACAGGCGATAGAAGAACTAAGAAGACAAGGAATCAATTGTAAACCCGTTTCTAAAAGTTCAATACTTCATGGAATAGATTTGATAAAGAGACATCACTTTTATGTTCATGAATTATCGAAGAACTTACAAAACGAATTACAGTCTTATGTTTGGAAAATAGATAAGAACAACAATAATTTGGATGAACCATTATCAAATGGGTCAGACCATTTAATTGATGGGATACGTTATGTTCTTGAAATGAAGATAGCAAAAAACAATCAAGTATACATTTACGCTTAAAGATATTTATATATGATGGACTACATTGAATACAACAAGAAGAAATACCCCGTTAAAGAAATAACAATTGAAATGTGGAGTGAACTGATGAAGTTCAAGGACCTATTGGAAGAAGAGGAGATGTATTACAGAATGATTTCTTCTATGATTGGTTTATCAAGAGAAGAGATAAACGAACTACCAGCATCCGAGATTCTTAAAGTTGGTGAAGAGTTAAATGAAATCCTCAACAAAGATTCAAGACAACTACATCCAAAATTGGAACATAATGGAAAGACCTATTTGTTGACAGATATGAATGATTTATCATTCGGACAATTTGTCGACATCGATACATTTTTAACCAAAGATGAAAGTTATAGAATTGCAAACCTACACGAACTCGCTTCCTATTTATACGTGGAAGAAGGAAAGAAATATGGTGAGGTAAACTTCAAGAAACAAACAGAAGACTTTAAGAAGTTACCTATCAAATACATAGAAGGAGCAATTTTTTTTTTGTTAACTTTCGGAAAAGCCTTACAACTACTTTCACAAATCTCTTCCAAGAAAAAGCTTCTGTGGTCGATGATGAAGTTCAGGATAACTTTGACTCTTATTGGGGTTGGTACCAAGCGATTAATTTTCTCGCACAAGACAAAGTTTGGAAAATTGATGGGGTTACTTCTCTCCCCCTTCTATCTTGTCTTAACCATTTGTCGTACCATTTGGACCTTAATAAAGAAAAAGAGCAGAGGTTAAAGGAAAAATATAGATGAACGCTTCTTCAATCAATTTTAGAAATATCATTAATAGTATGGACTTGTTGGCACAGAAGCACAAGTTCATCAATTCATTTGGTATGGGTGATACGAATCAAATCGGTTGGTATATCACACAAAGAGACAAAGAAGACAATCCAACATTCGAATCACCAATCTTCCCATTATATTATGTTGTACCATCGAGAGTTGAAAATAATTTGAGATACAAAACATGGGAGTTCAATAATGTCGTGATGGATATTGTTGAAAGAGATTTATCCAATCAGACAGAAGTATTGTCAGATACCTTACAGACCTTACAAGATATAATGAGTCAATTCAGATTATCTGTAACGAGTGCACTTGGGGATTACAATCAATATTATTTCTTGGATGATACGGTTAGTTGTACTCCATTTATGGAGAAGTATCAGGATAGATGTAATGGTTGGAACGCTCTGATGAGAATTAAAACAACAACCCCACTTGATAGATGTAGTGCAGCGTTCAATACATTCACAGGAACACCAATAGTTCACGATTGGATTAACTTGAAAACAATCAAAGAAGATTTTCAATTATTATCTACCTATCACAAACAAATCAATTCATTCGGATTTGGTTCTATGGATGAATTAATCTATTGGACAGAACTCAGAGATAAAGAAGAAAACGTTACGTACGAATCTCCAATCTATCCGTTACTGTATGTAATACCAACAGACACACAACAGGTCATAACAGAAGATGGTTCATCATGGACCAATTTTCAGTTTAATGTAATGGTATTGGATATTATCAAAAGAGATTTATCAAACCAAATAGATGTTCTCTCTGACACAAATCAAATACTTGATGATGTTATTTCTCAATTCAGATTATCTGTGACGGATTCTCTTGGTAATTTTAATCAAAAATATTATTTGGATGAGAACGTTAATTGTATCCCATTCATTGAGAAGTTCGATGATTTGACTGCGGGGTGGAACGGAATATTGAATATTAAAGTGATGACACCTCTTGATAGATGTGATGCAGCATTTGATTCATTTCTTACAAAAACTCCAAGTCCAACTCCAACCAATACCCCAACTAACACTCAGACCCCAACTGCTACATTAACTCCATTTTTGTCTGCAACACAAACACCTACTCAAACGGAAACTCCAACAACAACGCCAACTCAAACACCTACAAAAACTTCAACACAAACTCCTACCCAAACTCCTTCAAATACCACAACAAATACGCCAACAAAAACTTCAACACAAACTCCAACACAAACACCTACCCAAACTCCTACAAATACTCCAACTAATACATCATCTGTTACTCCAACTATTACTGCAACTCAAACACAAACATCAACCAATACTCCAAGTAATACCGCAACCAATACTCCAAGTAATACTCCTACTCAAACAAATACCCCAACGGTTACAAATACTCCTACGAATACAGGAACTCCTACGAATACGCAAACACCAACTAACACACCGACTAATACTTCTACTCAAACACCAACTAACACACCTACTAATACTTCTACTCAAACACCAACTAACACACCTACTAATACTTCTACTCAAACACCAACTAACACACCTACTAATACTTCTACTCAAACTCAAACACCAACTAACACACCTACTAATACTTCTACTCAAACTCAAACACCAACAAATACTCAAACTCAAACACCAACAAATACTCAAACTCAAACACCAACGCCAAGTTCGACAGTTCCAGCTTTTTCCCCATCTTCAATTTCATCATTACAAGTGTGGTATGATTCTCAAGACGCGACGACCATTGTATTAAGTGCAGGGACAAGTAATGTTATTAGATGGGATGATAAATCTACGAATGCATATTACTTATATCAGAATACACAAGCGAACAGACCTACATGGTCAGCATCAACGCCAGGTGGGGCATGGTCAGCTAAAACTCTCGTTTATTTTGATGGAAGTGATTTTATGGCTCGAACCACAGGTACCTCGTTCAGTGATTCAGCCTTTACATATTTCGTCGTAGCATACGCGACAAGTTCAAACACTGACGCTCTGATAATGAATATGACTGACCAAGCACCTCCTGTAAACGTCGGTAAATACAGAGTTTATTTAGGTGGTAGTACTCTACCTTTCAATAGGTCTGCCACAAGTGGTTCTGATAATAATTTCATTCAATGGAGATGGTCCACACCAAGTACTCTCGGAGGTAAAAATGGTTATTATTTGATTGCTACTTCAGGAACCACAGCAGGTTCGTTCTCAGGTTCAGCAAACAATCTCATCTATGACAACTCAGGTTCTTCAGGAACAGTCCCTGATACTGTGTCAGCAATTTCTGTAGGTGCGAATAATGATGGAGCGGCTAAACTTAACGGATACATAGGAGAAATCATTGTATATGGTAAAAAATTAACACAAACAGAATACAATAATGTGATTGATTATTTACAAACAAGATGGAATTATAATTCATGGTAAAATATGATACAAGTACAATTAGATAGTATAAATTATATATAATGTGGCAGTACACAACTCAAGCGATGGAATATTTCGCAACGATGTATCAAACAATGATGAAAGAGGCGTTGTTGAAAAAGATTTATCCTTATGGTAATCCTGATGCACGTGGAGTTGGTGATAAGGTCGCAACAGGGAACTTGTATAACTCAATCATAGCGTATGTGGAAGTAGGTCCTGATGGTACTCCACAAATTGTTGTTGAATATCTTGATTACTACAATTATGTAAACATAGGAAGGAAGAAAGGTGTGAGGAAAGTTCCCACATCTTCAATCTTGGAATGGATTAACATAAGAGGTATCAGACCTTCCCCTGAGTTCAAAATCAATTCATTAGCGTATGCGATAAATAAGAAAAGAAGTAATGACAACAAACACAGAATACCACTTGATGTCTTAAGAAAATGGATACAAGAAAAAGGAATACAAGTAGATGAAGAAAAATCCAATTTAGCATTAGCCTTCGCAATTCAAACAAACATATTCAAGTATGGTATTAGACCTACTAATATTTATGATGTAGGGATTAGTTCTTTCGAAGACCAAATTGATAATCCACCACCACAATTGGAAAGAGAACTTGAAGTTGTATACAACGCAATCTCAGAGGACATCAATTTACTATTAGAAAATATGATAACAAATACAATTCCAACAACATGAGTTTAGACCTTGAAATATATCAGATGCCATTGGAAATAGCACCGAGTCATGCAGACCATACTTGGAACGTTGCTCTCAATGATTTCTCAGCTTACACAGATATTCGTCTCGTAGCAGATATCTACAAGAACCCCTATATAAATGATTCTGGTTCAACTCAGGATTACGGGAAGATATCAAGATTATTAATTCCACCGAATCAATTCGGACACTGCATTTTCAACGTAGAGACAATCATCTATAATATTGTTTCCCCAAACCCAAGAAACTTGGGAATGATTGTTTCAGGTTCATCAGCACAGACGAATCCTTATTTGGTTAGAGTTGCTGACTCTGACACAACGTCAGTTGAATTACAAACAAACCAAGCGACAATCACGAATGATAGAACATCTACTGTGTCTTTCTCCAACGGATTTAATGGAGGGGTAGAAGGATTTGAAAATATCTATCACATAAATGAATATAGAATATTGTTTGGAGTACAATACACGTCAGGTTCGACAACAACAACAATTGTTCCTACAAACTTTTCTGCATACACTTCCTATACAGGAGGGACCATATCACCTTATTCCGCTCAGACACAACCCTATGGAGTTATGATTTATCCTGGTGTTCAGGATAACAAACAAATGTCTGAGAAGTATTACTATAGTGCTAATAACTTAAACGGACAATACAATTATCTCGATACCAGAGTCCTATCTTATCAAATGAGTACAGGAACCACAAGAGGTGATTTCATGTCAACATTTGGAGAGGATACGATTCCTATGACAATTCTCGGTGGTAATGTATATCAAACAAGATATAGAACTCACTACTATAAATGTCCTATCATAGTAGGGTTCATGTTTGGGGGAAATCCTCTGTTCAATAACACAACGTCAGCGAAAGCGATAATGTATCTACAAAAGAATCAATCTAATAATCAATACAATTACGATTCGATTCAATCGAACCAAGTTTTATTTACCCCAAGAACAAATCTACAAACTGTAGCTCCCTATTCTTATCTCAGTCAAAGAATCGCATACGGAATATTCAAACCCAATCCAACAGTTAGAACTGACTCTGATGTCGCAATCTATCTAACAAACAATTATCTCGGATACGATTACGATGTTTATGGTTCTTCTGAGATTGTACAATATAAAATGGTTGGGGAAGAATGTCTCAACAATCCTGTATCATTCCTATTCTTGAACAGACAAGGGATATGGGATACGTATACCTTTACAAAAAAATATACAAAGAAGTTTCAGGTTAATAAAAAATCTTTTAATCAACAGAAATCTCTCAACACAAGATGGTGGAACAGACAAGCGTATGATTCACAGATAACAAACTTCTACGGGGACGCAAACGAAATTGTAACCGTAGATTCCAATTACGTCGAACAAAATGATACAGTTGTTATCGAGGAATTATTGATGTCCCCAAATGTTTATATGATAATGGATGATTGGTTACCATCAGAAAATCAAGATTACATCTACCCATATTTATTACCTGTTCAAGTCCTGAATAAAGAGGTTGAAGAATATATTTCGAAATACAAGAGAATATTCCAATATACAATAGAACTTCAACTGATACCATATAGACCATTCTATCTTCCATTCTAATGCTCAGAATTAGGACCATAGTTTCAGGTGAAACAGTATTTCTCGACACATATCAGAACGAACCCGTACTGATAAATCTTTCTTTTGCGGAACTACAAGACATCACAAAAAAGAACTCTGCGTTCTCAAAGTCATTCTCATTACCAGGTTCAAAAACAAACAATAGAGTATTCAATTATTTCTATGACCTAAATACAGTACCTACTGATTTCAACCCCAACTTGAAATATGATACAAGTTTAATGTGGGATGGTTATGAAATCTTAACAGGAAATATAAGACTTAATTCCGTAGCGGTTGCGGATGGGGAGATAATATACAATGTCACCTTTTATAATCAGATTGGTGACTTGATGGCGAACATCGGAGACAAGTTCTTATTCGATTTAAATCTTTCAGGTCTTTCACACCCATATTCTCAAGAGGTAATTCCACAATCCAATTTAGACCCGACATTATTTCCAATAACTGGTTCAACAAATTATTCTTATCAGAATGGTAAAATATTATGGGGATTATTTAATATTGGTTATGAATACAATCAAGCTAATTCTTTGATATATCAGAATACCCCACTCATAAAGTTTACACCCGTGAGTTACGGTCCATCAACAGTAAGTTATGTACCAACAATACCAAACTTCGATTTCTCAGGTTCACCTGTGAGAGATTGGTATTTCAAGCCAGCGATTCAAGTAAAAGAATTATATAGTCAAATAGTAAATCAAGCGGGTTACAGTATAAACTCACAGTTCTTTGATACTGATTATTTCTCGAAGTACTACATGCCGTTGAAGTTCACTTCGGAATCTATATACCCGAGTAATGCTGTACCCGCTTGTTTTACCTATTCAGGACTGACACCGTTCGTGGGGGGTATCGGAGTATATACGGGATTTACAAATCCATCTACAGGACAAACTTGTAATACTCTCGGTTGGTCAGCGACCACAACGGGACTGACCATATCTTCGGAATATGCTTATGAATATGAAATCAAGTTTACCTTCGATGTTCAACCCGCGTCAACCTGTGACTTCTTGGGAATATTTAGACCTAATGTAAAATTAGAGTTCAGAGATGGTACAACAAATACTGTGTTGTATAATCAATCTTATTGTGATATTAGTCAATATAACATAAGTTTTTCTCAGTTCTTTAATATAACAGGAACAAGCACGTTTCAGATTTTTTGGTATGCGAAAGATGCGTTCATTAAAAACTTCAAGTTCGAGATTGTAAATCCACCAAGATTTTTAATTTCAGGAACAACAATAGATTATTCGATAGAGTTTCCAACAAACGATTATAAACAAATTGATTTCATTACGTCGATAAACAAATATTTCAATTTTGTTGTTGTCCCGAATCCTGAAAATCCAAATGATTTAACAATAGAACCAATTATAGATTATATAGGAAAAGGACCAATTTTAGATTGGACCAAGAAAGTAGATTTCGGTAAGTCACAAAACATGTTCCCATCTAATGCTCTTGTTAACGGAACCTTAGAGTTTGATTTTAAGTTAGATAAAGACTACTCGAATAACGATTTCAATAATGCGGCAAACAGGGTATTTGGAACCAACAAGTTCTTATTAGGTCAAGATTACAAAGACAATACCACGAAGTTTGATTATATATTTGGTTCTCCAATCGATATAACAATCGACAATGCATACACTCCACTTCTCACTGTGGAGTCGATGGCGAAAGTACAACAAACAGATAAGGACGGTATTGTCACACAACAATTTCAATCCTTCAAGATACTTCCGAGATTAATTTATAGAGGACCTACAATTCCAAATGACAATTGGGGATTCATTGGTGGAGCAACTGTTCTCTCAGGTAACGCATTCTGTACCTCAGGAATTACTGTGGACGTAACGGGAGCGGGTTATTTAAAATATACAGATTGTGTCAATCAGAATATATATGTCTTCAGAAATACAGGTTCTTTTACAATTCCTGATTGTGCTAACGCTTCCACTATATTACCTGGTTTTCCATATTCACAAGTAGCGACATTCTCGATAACGAGTAGTGGAACCACCTGTACTGATTTGGTATTACCTGAGATATTTCAGTATTGGTATATGAATACCTCTCAAAACGACAGATTCACAAACCTCAATAGATTCACAACCTACCCTTACAACTACAATGATTTTTCTCATTACCTAAATTATAGAGGTTCAGATACAGCTAAAGCGGTTACACCTGAATACGTGTTCTCCGCAGAAGATTTATATAACGTATATTACCAAGACTACATCGAGGATGTAATCTCTGAAACCAATAAGATTTATTCCTGTTCCGCATATCTAATACCTTATGACATTCAATCACTCGAATGGAATGAAAAGATTTTGATAGGTAATCAATATTTCAGGATAAATAAAATAACAAACTTTAATCTCTTGGAACCATCACTTTGTGAATTGGAGTTGATAAAACTAACCAGAGATTACAATCCTCACAGAGTTTTATATTATGATTTGACACCGTGTGCGGGTGGACCTGTATTACATTCAAACTCAGATTTGATGTATCACCTCTACGTATACGCAAATAATTATGTGACACTCTATGAAGACGATTTAACTTACAAGGGTTGTTATGGTGTGACAATAGGAACTTACGATTCAAGTTATAATTATGAACATTATTATCTGTCATCAGCTTACACTCCTAACTTGATTGCAATCTACAACGACTGTTCCTGTACAGGTAGAACTCAATCAGATATAGTTCAAGAACAACCTGGTGCACTTAGAACTTTTTGGTATTCGGGTCTTACTTGTGATACGAATATTGGATATAGTTTCTCTGCGAACACCTCACCTCTAACAGATAATGTTATTAAGATTACAGACAATACAACTGATTTGTGTCTGAGTGGAGTTAATCCAACGTATGCACAAATTGTCACATGGAAATTTGTAACAGGATATACAGATTGTTCTACTTGTAATTTTGTTGCACCATCACCAACACCTTCAATAACACCATCACCAACACCTACCGCAACCATTCCTGTAACACCAACTCCGACACCAAGTCCAACACCTTGTTATTTGTGTTATGAATATAGTTTCACCGCACAAACAGCAGGAAGTGTATCATGGATAGAATGTGATGGAGATGTTGATTTCACAACTGCAACCGCAGGTGAAGTTCTCTTGATTCAATGTGCGAGAGAAGATAGTATTGTAGGTAATGGTACTTATGAAATTGTTGTAATCTGTGGCGAAACTTGTCCAACTCCTGAACCAACACCAAGTAATACTCCTACATTGAGTTTGACTCCAAGTAATACACCGACACAAACATTAACACCAACACCATCTTCAACAGTTGGAACCACTCCACCAGTCACCCCAACTCCTACTCAAACTCCTACCGTTAGTTCGACACCACCCGTAACTCCAACACCTACATCAACACCTGCTGGTGGTTGTTTATGTTACTATTTATTGAATGAGACAGGAAATCCGTTGGAATATTATTATACAAAATGTGGTGAAATTTTCACAACGAATGATACTCTCAATGGTGGAGCTAACATTCAGATTTGTTCGGAGGATTTACCAGCAGTCGACCTTGGCATCACAGTTATTCCTTGTACATCAACAACAAATTGTTCTGAGGATTCAGATTGTACGGGATGTTTTTAATATGAAGAAAAATGAGTTGTAGTTTATATGTTCATAATAACCCTTTGATTGGTCAGATGCAGATTTCTGGCACAAGTTGTGCTGGTCTTGTCGTAAATTACATTCTGTCCTATGGTCAAAGTGTTTGTATGAATAATGACTACCCTGTCATTAATCTTAATGGTTTACAGATATCAGGTTCCTGTCTTCCTATTACTCCAACTCCCACTCCCACAACTCCACCCTATTGTATAGTTTCAGGACTGACTTATTATTCATCAGTATATCAATGTCCGAATGATGATACAAACTATCTTGACCAATATGGAGTAATAAGAGTCGAGATTTATAAAAACTTAATTCTAAGTGGTGACCATCCTGATTATGTATTTACATTATCTAATGGAGTGAGCGCATCCACTCTCACAATACTCAGAGGACAATCATTCAATGAGTTCGTTTATCCGAAAATAGATTTCTCTTATGGTTCAACGAGTTGTGTTCAGAATGTTTATGCTGATTGGGATATAACCAATGATTTAGGATTACCTGTTTGTTTCTTCCCACCAGTACAACCAACGCCATCAGTGCCAGTAGAATCACCAACACAAACTCCAAGTAATACTTCTACACCGAGCGTCACTCCAACAAATACAACGACACAAACTCAAACACCAAGTATCACACCAACCAATACCACAACAAATACGCCAACAAGAACTGCAACACAAACTCCTACAAATACTCCTACAAATACTCCTACTGTTACGAATACACCAACCAATACCACAACAAATACGGCTACACCAACTCAAACTTCAGCACCAGTGTGTGATATAACTGGTTTCCCATTACTAACATCTACACCAACACCAAGTGTTACTCCAACAAATACGGCTACACCAACTAATACTATAACCCCTACTACAACGAAAACCCCGACACCTACTCCAACAACTCCAGCGAGTGGTACAACGGAAGCAAATAGTTACTTGAATAGGGTTGTTTTATCAGGAGGAACAGGAATGACTGAAACTATCTCAGCCGCAACAAGAACATTATTCACAACAATAGTTTCAGATGGATTATGGGATAAATTATATGCATTCTATCCGATATTGGGAGGGGTAGCTGCTTCACACTCGATAAACGCTAAGTATAGTGGTGGAACTTATGATTTGACTTTCAGTGGAGGTTGGACACACAACTCATCGGGTATGCAGGGTAATGGAACGAATGCGTTCGCAGATACTTTTTTGAATCCTCATACTGTCATCGGTAGTGGAAATACATCTTCTTTGGGTATTTATGTAAATCTACAGGGAACAGTAGGGAATAGGACATATGATATGGGAGTTGCGACATCGGACGCTCTACTGACGAATATGTGGAATATTGCTGCGAAGAGAACATCAGCCGCAGGTAATCAAACTCTCTTCGACGCAGGTACTTATGACCCATCCGCATACGGAAGAGTATCTACAACAGCAGAGACTAGTGCGTCAGGTATGACAATCGGTTCAGTTAGAAGTAGTAGTGACAGAATACTTTATAGAAATGGAACAAGTATCGCTACTCAAACCAATACAAGGACTATCACTTACGCTAGTAGAAATCAAATCATAGGAGCACAGAGAAGTGATATCGCTGGTGGAGTATCCTATTATTCATCAAACAGATATGCTTTCGTATTCATGGGGTCAGGATTAACAAATACCGAAATCGTGAATCTATCATCAGCAATAAACACATTTGAAACATCAATAGGAAGAAACACATATTAAAATGTTAGTAGGACTTTTAACTTTAATTGAAAAGGAAGCGTTAGAAGGAAAAAAATACACTGAAGAAAGTTATTTTAATCCAATCTTAGATACAAATCAAAATTGGGTAATCTCGACACAGGAAATAGATTTTTGTACCAATAATGATTATTCGTGGGTTAAACAACTACCCCTAATCCAATGGACTGGATATTATATTTATAGTGGTAATACAATATGACACAAGTACAATTAGATAGTATAAATTATAATGGATATATCGCAGATATAACATTTTATCCAACCTCTGGATTAACAACAAATTTGGGTAACTATGCCTTATCACCTGCGATTGTTTCAGTTAATTACCCTTATGGGTCCTTTGAATTATTTTTTTCTGCATTTAATTCGTTTTGTTATTTTGATTTATTTGGTCCAACTCCAACTCCTACTATAACATCCACAATCACTCCGACAATAACGAATACACTTAGTGTCACGCCAACAAATTCCTTAACTCCAACCCCAAGTGTAACGATTCAATTAACACCAACAGAAACCCCAAGTCAAAGTGCTTCTCCATCTTTAACACCAACTAATACCGTTACTCCAACACCTACTAAATCACAAATCAATTGTATTAATTTCAGTGGTAGTGCTACATCTGGTCCTTATTCAATCAATTCAAATTTATATAAGGTTGATAATACCGCTAGATACTACAATCTCAATGAGAAAAAAACCTATTGTGCAAATTTACCTCAGACTAATTTACCTTATGCAATGTTTACAGGAGTGACTACTAATTTTATGGCTTTAGATAGGGGACAAGCAGCAGGTTATGTGGCGTCATCATTTTTGTCTTCAAGTTATACAAACTTACAAACATGTAATCAAATACAATCTACGTCTTATGGTCAGACACCGATTTATTGTGATTTTGTTTTAGATAATGGATTATATATTCCACAAGAAGGTATATGGAATGGAACTGGAGGTAATAAAGTCAAAATAACATATTGTTAAATGAAAAAATTATCAGAACTGATAGAAGCCTTAAACGAATTGGGAAACATATTCCCATCAATTGTGGAGAATATTAAAAACTCTCCATTCGGTAAATTAGATTACGATGGCAACTAAGAAAATACAGATTGAGTTCGACATGAACACCAACGAGGTAAAACTCGCTGGTGAAGCTACCATGTCCTTAGCTCAACAAGTCAGAATACTACAAAGAGAATTATCCAAAACCCCTGAGGGAACAAAGGAGTTCCAATTATTAAGAAATAAACTTAATGATACCAAAGATAATTTCGAGAGGGTCAATGTTAAATCTAGAGAATTATTCGGAACATTATCATTACTTCCTGGTCCGATTGGTGAAATCGCTGGTAAAATAAATGGAGCAATTTCCTTATTGAAGGTATTCTCAGGATTCACATTAAAAGATTTAAGTGGACAATTTAAAGCTTTAGGACAAGACATCGCTCAGATATTCAAAAGCATTTCTAGATGGGGAGAGGAATCAGATAAATTATCTGGTTCATTAGAAAAAGTGGCTGCTGCCACAAATAATAATATCGGAGTCTCAACTGCTGCTGCGGCTATCATACAAAATAACATAAAAGCGGAAGACGGTTATATTGATGCAATCAAGCAAAAAATTGATGTAGAAAAAAGTTATCAGGAATTATTACAAGAACTAAAAACCGATATAGAAAAAAAAATCACAATTGATAAAACAGTTGCTGATTTAACAGATGAACAAAGGACTGAATTAGAAGGTCTCAATAAAGAAATTGCTAAATCAAAAGATTATCAAAAGGGATACACTGATGAATTAGATGAAGCAACTGGTTCTGTAGAAGAAAACACGAGTGCAACAAAACAAAATGCTACTGCTGTCAATACCGATACTGCTGCTGAGAAAACAAACACAACAGCAAAAAAATCAAATTCAATTGTAACCTCGTTATTGACAACTCAAACAAGATTACAAGGCTTAGCAGCTGACCAAGCAGCCGCTGGTAATGTGGTTTATGCAACAACTCTTAGGGGTGTTGCTGTAGCAGCAGGAGCTGCAGCAACCGCAATTAGAATATTCAAAGCTGTATTGATTTCAACAGGTATCGGGCTTTTGATTGTTGGATTAAGTGAGTTGTTGACTCGGATATATGAATATGTTTCAGGAACTGATGAAGCAACAGCAGCAACCAAAGCTTTTAATGATGAGTTAGAAAGACAAAATCGACAAATTGATTTGGAGGCTGCAGCAATCAAGAGAGCAAATGACCTTAAAATTGCGGAACTCAAATCAAGTGGGGCTACTGAAAGAAGAATTAGACAAGAACAATTAAAACAGAGACAAGCGGATTTAGATTTTGCATTGAAAAATGAAGCTCAAGCCGCAGCTCTATATAACAAATCAAGAGGGAGTGCAGATGAACAGACCTTAAAATCATTAGGCGATAATTTAATTAAGAGACAAGAATTAGTTAAGGATGCTCGTAATAAATTGAGGATTGACACATTAGATGCAATTGTTGAGGATAGAAAAGATAGAGATGATGCCGATAAGGAAGAATTAGAAAATACAAAAGCGAAATTAGATGCTAAAATTGAATTAGAGATAAGAGAAGAAAAAACTAACTCTAAAAAACTTACACAATTATTCAATGAAAGATATGAATTAGAAATAAAAGATTTCAAAGGTTCTGAAGAGGAAAAATTGTTGATTCGAAAAGATTATGATAAGAAATTAGAAGATGCAATTCTTGAAGATTCTAAAAGAGAATTGGAATTAAGAAAAAAGAACATTGATGCAAGAATAGAGATTGAATCAAATGCAGCACAAGTTGATATAAATAAATTAATTCAATTACTTCAAGAAAAAAGAGATATAGAACTCGAGGACGCAGAATTGACAGGAGAACAAAAACTAGCAATTACTTCAAAATACGAAAAACAAATTCGTGATTTAAGACAAAAACAATTTTTAGAATCTCTTTCAAATGAATTAAATAATGCTGGTCAAAATTATGATTTACAAATTGAAATTTATAAAAAGTATCTTGATAATATAGAGCAATTAACCTTTGAATCAGAAAATGCAAAATTTGAGTTTAGAAAAAATATTCAAGATAAAATAAATGCATTAACAAATTCTGAATATGAATTAGCAGTTTCTAAAACAAATCAAAAATATGGTTATTTAAAAGAACAAGATGTAAATTATTATCAAGAACAAATTCAAAATATTGATGACCAATTAGCAAGACTGGACAAATATTATTCTGAAGAAGATAAGAAAGGTGTTGAATACAATAAAAAAGTTGAAGAATTAACTAATCAAAGAGTTGATTTAAGTAATGCGGAAGCTAATGTAAAAATAGCAAACGCTCAATTAGTTGGGAACTTTTTGTCCGCGGCAGCAGGACTGGCTGGCGAATCTACAAAACTTGGAAAAGGATTAGCGGTGGCTTCTGCAACGATTGATACATATGCTGGTGCGGCAAAAGCTTTGAAAGATTACAAATATCCTCTTGGTGCGATTGTAGCCGCTACGGTTATAGCAACTGGTTTGATGAATGTTAGAAAAATATTATCGGTTAAAATTCCTGACAACACTTTAAAAACAGGAGCAGCACAATTTTCAGGTGGGGTTATTAATGTAAACAAAAAAGCTCAAGGTGGAATAATTAGAGGACCAGGTGGAGAGACCTCAGATTCAATACCAGCACTCTTATCCGATGGGGAATACATTGTCAACGCTCGTTCAACAAGAATGTTCAGACCTTTACTTGAGACAATCAACACTGCAGCAAATCTACCCCAATTCGCAGTAGGTGGATTGGTTAGAGAATCTAAAGGAATGACACCTATGAAATCTGATAGTGAGACATTGACGGATGCTATCTCGAGTGCGTTTGGACAAACTCCAATTAGAACCTATGTGACAGCGAACGAGGTATCCAATCAACAACAATTCGAAAGAATAATAAAATCCCGTTCTTTGATATAAAAAGTGGGAAAAATTAAACTATTTAATATTTATAAGAAATGAATACCACAACAAAAATTGTAGAACTATTCATCGATGATGAATATGATGAAAGTGGGATTGAAGCAATCTCATTGGTATCAAGACCAGCACACGATGAAACTTGGTTAGCATTCAACGCTCAAGACGAACCTGAAACATTAACTCCTGAGTATAAGATTGCGGAAGAAAACTTCTGTGACAATAATCCAAGATTACAAGAACTTGGGGAACCATATTCAAAATTGATTAAGGAAGGATATAAGGTTGTTAGAGTAGATAAGATTACCCCTTCTGAAGTTAGAAGATTGGAACAAGAAAGATTCAGTTCACCTAATGAACCATCAGTTCAAGATAGTGGAAACATACTTGTTCGCTACAAGTATTGGGGACCTCGTGACGAGAAGAACAGACAATTCTGTAGGGAAATGTTACAAAAAAATAGAGTGTATAGAATCGAAGATATTGAGTCCTTATCGAATCCTGAGTTTGGGGTTTATTCAATTTTTCAATATAGAGGTTCATATAACTGCAGACACGCGTGGGTTAAATTATTATACGCGAAGGATGAGGGTGCTATCCGTAACTCAGGTTCATCAACAAAAGGTGTAGTAGGTCAGAATGTTGTGGTAGGAAGTGATACAAGAAACGACGCAACCGTACTCAATCCTAGTCCGAATACTTGGGAACCAGGTCAATCGAGAGATGGTTCAATCTTCGTTCCTAATTTTCAGGATTTCGCAATAAACAGAAAAAAAACTCTTAAGTAATGCCAGGTTTAGAAGACGCTTGTTGGGAAGGATATGAAGCAATCGGAACAAAGATTGTTGATGGAAAAGAAGTTCCAAATTGTGTTCCAATCAAAATGACACAAGATGATTTCGCAGACACCATTAAGGATTATCCTGACGGTGTGAAATCTGCGGCACAGAGAGCACTGAAATATGCGGATGAGAATGGATGGGGTTCTTGTGGAACAGAAGTGGGTAAACAGAGAGCGAATCAACTGGCGAAGGGAGAACCAATCTCAGTGGACACAATCAAAAGAATGTATTCATATCTATCAAGACATAAAGTTGATTTGGATAGTTCGAAAGAATATGGTGATGGTTGTGGAAAACTTATGTATGACGCATGGGGGGGTAAAGCTGGTCTCACATGGTCGGAATCAAAACTCGGACAATTAGAAAAGGAAAAGATGTCTGAATCCCCAAAAGGTCTGACACTTAAAGAAATGGAGAGATGGGGTGGAATTGAAGTTGATGCCAGAAAATTGTTGTTCTATGATGATGAGAAAAGAATTGTCGTAGGAGCAGCAATGGTCCCAAACAAAATGATTCATAGATACGATTCATTCGGTAATATGTATTATGTATTTTTCTCAAAAGCATCTGTCAGAAAATTGGCGGATAAGTTTATGAGACTCAGAAAAACTGATGAGACCTCAATTGAACACGACGGTAGAAAACTTGGAGCCAATAAAGTTTTTATTACTGAATCATGGGTTAGTGAAGACCCTGTTAAAGATAAATCAGCCGCTTATGGATTTAATCTTCCATCAGGAACTTGGTTTGTTTCAATGAAAGTTGATGACCCCAAAGTTTGGAATATGATTAAATCAAAGGAGCTGACAGGTTTTTCTGTGGAAGGTTTATTCGCTGAAAAATCTCTATTCTCAAAAGAAGATAAACAATTAAACCAAATAAAGAAAATCTTAAAATCTACTCACGATGACAAGTAAAGAAGCTTTAGCTAAGATTAAGGACATTTTGGGACTAACTCCGAATGCATTCTATGATGGTAAAACCGAACAAGGAATGAACATCAAAATGGAAGGAGAGTTAGAAATCGGTGCTCCTGTTTATGTAGCTACAGAAGAGGGAATGATTCCCGCACCTCCGGGTGTACACAAACTTGACGATGGAACTGAGATTGAAGTTGACGAATCTGGTAAAGTATCGAAGATTAAAGTTGGAGATATGGAAACAGAAGAGGAAGAAACAATCGAAGAAGAAAAAGTTGAGGAAGAAATGTCAATTGAGATGCAATTCGGGGATATCAAATTGAAAGATGGTACCGTACTCAGACTTGAAGGTGAAGAACCAAGTGTTGGTCTTCAGATTAGAAAAGTTGGATATGATAATACCTTATCTGCGGTTCATGATGGTCTCTATGAAACTTCTGACGGTAAAATGATTTCCATTGTTGGAGGTCAAATCGAAGGGGTGCAATCAGTTGAAGATAACAAAAAACGTGGTGAAGGTTTCGCACAAACAAAAGACAAAAGTGGAATGTTGTTATCAGCACCCTCTTTTGAAATGGGTGAAATGGTTGAAGTAATTCAAGAAGATGGAACCAAAGTAAGAGCGAAGGACCAAGGCTACGACATCGAAATTGATGGTGAAGAAAAAACCATCTATGTAACTGATGGAAAAATCTCTAAAATAGAACCGAGAAGAAAAGCGGAAGGACCTGAGGATAAAGAATCCATGATGGAAATTGCGAACTTATTCACTGCGGCTCTAAAAAGTTTGGAAGAGAAAATCGACAGCATCTCTCTCAAACAAGAATCACTTGAGACGAACTTTAAAAAGTTTTCAAGTGAACCAGCTGGCGAAAGAGTTTATACTCAAAAAACAATAAACACTGAATTAGGTCCTCTCAATTCCAAATATGATGGATTCAAAAAATTGAGAGAACATTTAATTCAAAACAAAAATTAAAGGAATAGAAAATGAAATCTAATCTTACAAAATTGAACTTCAACTATGATTTAGGTGGATTGTCTAGTTATGTAGACCAATTATCTGCGGATATCATCAGTGAAGCGGTGCTGACTCCTGTGACCATGAAATATGTAAATGTGGTTCCAGGCATCAAAGGCACACAAAATGTCAATTTACTTTCTGAAACATTGTCTGTACAAACAGGTACGACGTGCGGATGGAACTCAGAAGGAGATGTTACCTTCACGGTCGCTCCCGTTACTGTACAAGCGTTGAAGGTTAACCAATCGCTCTGTTTGCAGCAGTTAAACACCCTATGGCTTGGTCAGTATCTAAACGCAGGTTCATATAACGAAAACGCTCCGTTTGAGCAAGCTATCATCGATTTGCAAACAAAGCAAATAAAGCGATATAACGAAGATTTATTATGGAACGCTTCATCAGCTACTTCTGCGTTCTCAGGATTCAAACAAATCTTGGCGAATACAGCAGCTGTTGTTGCATTGACTGGTCAAACAGCTCTTTGTTCTGTAACAGGTTCTTCATCAGTTGAGAAGGCTTATGGTGTTCTCGCTCAGGTTGACAATCTTATCAATCAATTAGACAGAAACGTCTATGACAGAGATGATATTGTTATCTACATGAGTCAACAATCATTCAAGTGTTATTTAACTGCAATCAGAAATGTGAATAACTTCCATTTCAGTGAACCAACTTTGGGTTCTGTGTATGAAACTTTTCATCCGCAAACTAACTACAAAGTTGTGGGCGTACCAGGTCTTAACGGCTCAAATCTTGTGGTAATCGGACCGATGCAGTATATGCTCGTTGGCACGGACCTCGCTAGCGACGAAGATAGCTTCAGAGCTTGGTGGTCACAAGATTTCCAAGAAGTACGTATTATGAGCGCATGGAAACTTGGAACACAAATCGCATTCCCTGAGTTCTTTGTAACTAACGGATTGGCGTAAATAGAATTGGAAGGGGGTAGTTCCCCTTTCATTTCAACAAAATAAACTTGAAACTAAATCTACAATAAAATGGCTTGTAATTTAACAGCTGGTATTGCGTTAGGTTGTCGCGACAACACGGGCGGATTACTCACGATGTATATCACAGATTTCACGAACATAGCTTCAATAACATCAAACACAGGAAGTACAATTACTCAGATTTCAGGTTCTGGCACATTCTATGAGTTCCAACTCATCAGAACAAGTTCTCAGCACACTGAAACCGTGAATGCTTCACTTGAAAATGGCACTGTTTTTTATCAAGGTGAGACTGTAACATTCTTCGCGAAACTCGACCAAGCGAAACGTAATATCCTTAAAACATTAGCTCAATCTCAACAATTAGCTATCGTGATTGAAGATAATAACGGTTCTTCGTTTTTACTTGGACAAACCTACGGTTGTTATGTGACCGCAGGTACTTCTGTCACGGGCTTGAATCTGGGCGACAGAGGGGGCTACAATATAACTTTTGGTTATCTTGAACCCAATCCGATGAATCAATTATCAGGTGCACTTAGCACAGTTGCTGCAGGAATCACTGTACAATAATCTTTCTTATAAATGGTGGGGATAATTTATATCCCTACCATTTTATTTATCATTCATTAGATGTTAATCATAAAAGCAAATCAAAGGAACTCACTTGTAGTTACTGTATCTCAGAACTCAGAGTTGACCAATCCCGAATATCTTTTTTCTTTCACTCATATTTTTACAAAGAGAAGGGTAACGTTTATTCCTTTAGATATTTCAACTCACAAATCAAGATATGATGAGTTTGAGTTCTATGAAGGAACAGGATATGATGAGGTTGATTTTGGATATGAAGGACAGTGGTTATATTCCATTTGGGAACAACCACAAGGGAGTGGGAACTTAGACCCTGCGTTAGCGACCAATCAAGTTGAGAACGGATTAGCGACAGTTTATGTCTCGAGTGCTATGACTGATGAATCAAACTTCGAGTTCTTTATCTCTCCTGATGAAGATAATTCTAACTATATATTTGCACCCGATGAATTAAATCCAGCACCATCTCCAACTGGACCACCACCAACCCCAACAAATACGAGAACTCCAACGGTTACACCAACCACCACTCCTACAAATACAAGGACTCCATCTCAAACGCCAACACAGACACCTACTAATACTACAACAACAACACAAACACCTACAAATACCCCAACAGTCACACAAACACCTACAAACACTCCAACAGTCACACAAACACCTACAACTACAAGTACACCGACACCGAGCATTACACCAACAAATACAAATACACCTACAAATACAAACACACCTACAAACACGAACACACCTACAAATACAAATACACCTACAAATACAAGCACACCGACACCGAGTATCACCCCGACTGCTACACCGATAAATTATTTCCTACAGACAGAAAACACAGAAAACATACTGACTGAAGGAAACGATAATATAGAAATCGAATACTAAAAATAACAATTATGGCAAATGTAAAAATATCCGCTTTACCACAATATACCGCAGGGACGAACCTTGACTTATATTTTGTAAATAACAATAGTGGAGAAACTGAAACAACTAAAATCCAACTCAACGAGTTTAACGGATTTACAAACAATAATGGTTCTAATGCCGTTCAATCTGCTTCTTGGTTGGTTGAACTTGGGACTACAGCAACAACTGAAAGTGCGATAGCAATCGGTAATGGAGCAGAAGCAACTTCACCTTATTCTATCGCAATCGGGTATGATGCCTTGAATAGCAATAGAGATGGTAGTAGAGACAATTATATCTGTATAGGTCGTTCAACACGAGCAGTTCAGGGAAGTTTTGCTCTCGGGACGAATGCGAAAGCATTAGGTGCTTCAACTTGTTCTATTGGTGATGAAGCAGAAACTTTTGGTAATGGAGCACTCGCTGTTGGTAAAAACTCTTTATCACAATCTTCTAATGGAACCGCCTTGGGAAAAGACGCTGAAGATTTCTCAAACAATAATGGTCTCGCTATAGGGTATAACGCAAAAGTTCGTCAGGACAACGGAATTACTATTGGTAATGTAGATAATAATGTAGAGTTTGGTGTTCTAATTGGTGGTTCAAATCAAGTTTTTTCAGGTGGTTCTAAAAACTCATCAATCAATTCACACGACGGAGATGTTAACAGCACAGGTTCGTATAACGGACAACTCAACGCTAATGATAGTGTAATTTCTGGTTCAACTTCAGGTGCTACTATGATTGGAACACAATCAAGAGTTGCTGACGATGATGATACAACTTATGTAGAGAACTTGAGAACATTTGGGCAGTATTATTCTAATGGTTCAACAAATACTGGCTCAACCATAACTATTGATTTCAATACGGGAAATATTCATTTTATAGAGGTGAGTGGTAATTTAACTTTGACTTTGACTAATGTAAAAAATGGAGGAAGATATTGTATTATAACAACAACTACAGGAAACTATACCATCACTTCCAAAACTGCTTCAGGTTTTACATTCAAGACGGACAGCGGTTTTGATACTTTGGGTAATAGTAAAACTCACAAATTGACTTTAGATGTTATCGGTGATGTTATTTATGGAACTCACACCGCAGATTTAACTTAATATGTTGAATATTTTATTAGTATTGAAGAACTATAAAATGAACGCAAACTACTAAATACTAATTATTGATTAGTTAATAATTAAATTATATTTATAATATATGACCGATAATACCTCAGACAAAAAAGTTTCAGAAAATCTAAAAGTATTTGAGTTCGGAATCCCCGCTCGTGTTCCCATCATCGAAGAGAATCTTTTAATTAACACAAGAGTGCCTTGGGTGTACTATGGCGTTACAAACTTAGCTCCACAGGAACTAATAAGATTATATAATTCATCTCCAACTCACAGAGCATCTATCCAATCCAAATGGTATGGAACAAGAGGTGAAAAACTGATTGTAGAAGAAGGTAAAGAGAATAGAACTTTAATGGTCAATTCTCTCGGTGATACACTATATGATTTATGGAATAAATGTACTTTGGACTTTATTCTTTATGGTGGGTTCTCGGTAAATATAGTGTGGAGAAAAGACCGTGACTTAGGTTTTGAGATGTATTATATGGATTTCTCGAAACTTAGAGCAGCGAAATCGGACCTATACGACAAAGTACATCACTATTATTATTGTATTGATTGGGGAGCGTACAAACGACCAGGTTTTATTCCTCGTAAATTGAGTGCATTCGACCCGATGGGTGAGGACCCATCACAGGTTTTTTATTATACAACACATAGTGCGGGGAATAATTATTACGCAACCCCAAGCTATTGGGGCGGTGCTACTGCGATAGCGACAGAAATAGAAATCTATCAATGGTGGTATAGTAACATTTGTAATGGATTACAACCATCATTATTTGTAGGATTGTCTCCAATTCCATCTCCTGAAGAAAGACAAATGATTTATGAAAATCTTTCGGGGAAGTACGGAGGCAGCAACAATAGTGGCAAACTCTTCCTTACATTCAGCGATAACAAAGACCAACAGCCAGTAATCGAACAGATTCAACCTAACTCATCAGACAAACAATTTATTGAGATGGGTGAGGCAGTTCAACAAGCAATCCTAACTTCGCATCAAATTTCGTCCCCCGAATTACTCGGAATTCAAACTTCGGGCAGACTCGGAAGTGCAGACCATCTTGAAGCGCAGGACCATTTCCAACATTTGGTTATTGAACCAATCCAATCCGAAATTAAAACTGTATTCGAGAAACTATTATTACTCAGAGACAAAGAACCAATCAAGATCGAGATTGAACAATTCAAGATGGTTAGTATTCCTGATGCAGCACCTGTGAAACAAGTCGATGTTAATAAAGTTGAAGATGTCGGAGTACAAAAAGAAGAAGCCATAAATGATACACAAAATATAAATCCGAATGAGTAGTCCTGGTATTGTACCTCAGAACATATTGCTGATTTCAGAATCACGTCTGAAAAATTTTACTGACATTGACCCCAACGTTTCTAGTAGTTTACTCTTACCTTTCATCGCAGTTGTGCAGCAAACAAAATTGGAATACATCATCGGCGCGAAATATTATAAATCACTCTGTAATCAAGTCTCTTCAGGAACCATAACCTCAGGTTCAACTGATTGGAATTTCTTAGTGTATTTTGCGCAACCCTTATTAATTTGGGCAGCGTATGCAGAAGCTCTTCCATCAATATTTATGCGTCTCAAAAATAATGGAATAACTCATGGAGTTGAAAGAACTGTGACAATAGGTGAGATGGAGTACATGCAGAAAAGAGGTGATGATAGGAGTCAATTCTTCGAACAAAGAATGATTCAGGAAATTATATTCAATTCAAACTTGTATCCCCTTTGTTTCAACTATACTTCAAACGAAGGGTTGTTTCCACATCTCGGCAAACAATATTTCGGAGGCGTACACATACCAAATGGTCAATGGACAAACACTCCCGATTATATGATGAAGACCTATGGATTACCTTTTTATAGTGACCCCACTTATGCGTGTTGTGGAATATATTAAAAAACAAAAATGAATACAGAAACATTATTAACTATACTTGGGTCGAATGTGATTGTTGCGGTATTTTCGTATATTACAGGAATAAGGAAAACGAAAGCGGATACGGATAATACAATTCTAGCGGGTCTTGAACAGAGTGTATCTATATATCAAGATATCGTGAATTCACTTAGAGACGAAATTAAAACCTTGAATCAAAAGATATCTCATTTGGAATCAAGGATAGAAGAACTATATAAAGAAAATAAAAGTCTAAAATCTAATTTATAATGCCAATTCCAAATCCAAATAGGGGTGAATCAGAAAAAGATTTTGTTAGTAGATGTATCAGTAAGATTATTGATGAGTACGACCAATCTCAAGCTTCAGCGATTTGTTATTCAAAATACAGAAAAAAAATGTCAGAAGATAAAAAAGAACAATTATTTGTTTTAACTCCAAGAAAAAATGAGAACAGAGGAATGTACTTAAAAAGATGTTCCGCTCATTCAAAAATCAAATCACAGTTTGAATCACTGAAAGAAAGGTCAGCATTCTGTCTTTCTTCATTCAATGAATACTATAAGTATTGGAATAAAATAGATATGGCTGAAGTACCGAAAGATTCCTCTCTCGGAGAATGTATCGCTCGTGAGAAGTCCAAAGGATTTGACTACAAAGAAGCGTACGCACACTGTTCTTCCAAAGTTGGAACAAAACCACTTGGTTCAGGTGAGTCAATCAATCTCGCTGAAGACCTCAACATATTTGGTGTTAGACCAAAGTATTTTGATATGTGTCCGTTCGCTATCAAACTATTCAAACATTTCTTGGAAATGAAGTTAGATGAGGACACAATAGGAATGGTTAGAAGTGCCGCATTGATTGCAGACCGTGTATTCGAAATAGAAAAGATGGTCATAGAAAATGAATCTGTTGATGAACCTTCAATGATGGAAGCGGTTTCACTTGTTCAAGATTTCAAAGATATAATTCATGAAGTGGATGAAGAAACAGGTATGGTACATGATACATCATTTATGGATGGACATATAGAAAAAATTAAATCTTATATGGAAATGTCAGAAGATTTATTGGTTGAACCAGTGGAGTTTTCATTAGCGATGGATAAGTGTGTAGAGAATCACGTGATGGCTGGTTTCCCAAAAGATAAATCTATGGAGTTCTGTAAAAGCCGAATGGTTAAATAAAATTAAATTAAACAAAAAATGTCATTAACATTAATTAACAACTCAAGAGCGGTAGTAACACAACTTGGAGCAAATCCAGACGGTACTAGCTGTTTCACAATCACCTCTGGTTCTCTCCCATTATCTTCAGGACAGACATTGACAGCGGATAACACAACGATTACAAATAATATATTTTCTTACTTTGGTTCTCCTGAGGGAAGGATTTATATGTTTTTGGATAAGGGGGATGCACAGATTGATTTATACATCAATAACAACATTGTTACATCTACGGATAGTTCTAGTGGGTGGGCGACGATTAATTGTCCGATTCTGAGTCCGAGTGATGCGTTTGAGATTAGATTGATTGGTGCGTCTTCACCAGTACCTTCTCAAACACCAACTCCATCTCAGACCGCACCCGTAACTCCAACTCCAACAGGTACTCCGAGTCCAACACCAACCCCAAGTTCAACACCTCCAATTGTAAGAGGTCTGATTGGAGTTTCTTTCTATCCCCAAGATGATACAACTGTATTATCCGCTTGTACGGGTGATTTCTACGGAAATGATATTCTTCTAACACAATACAAACTCTCTCTTGGAGCACCATTTAATCCTTTCTTCTCAGGAACAGGATTTAGTGATTTCTCAACTGGTGGAACTGCGAACATAACGTTAAGCGCTTCACCTCAAGCAGGATTCTATTTGACAGATTATCCAGCAACAAGTAGACCTTCTTATGATGAACAAAGATTGACAGGATTTACTTACGCAGGTGTTTTTGGTGGTAAACCAAGATGGACAGGTACAACAGGAATGTATAGTGGTGGAACTCTTGTAGATACAGAACCTAACGCATACATTCAGAGAAACACTAATGGTCAATATGAACTTGGAGCAACAGGTATACCATATCCTGATACAGGTTATTTCTATGGAATGCCGACTCCATAATATTTATTATTTCAAGGACTGATATATATTTATTAGAGACGGGTTTTATTCTATTGCTATTCAGCTTTTTTTTCCCGTCCAATCTTTAATCAGGGAGTTTACCCATCTCCCTGATTTTTTTATCATTTTTATTTGACTATACCCTCCTATACCTTTATATTTGTAATATAAAAATCAAATATTATGGGACAAATAAAGGATTTATTGGAAGACTTGTTTGAAATTGACCAAATTATATTTCCTGATGATTTCGATTTCGATTATGAAATCGAGAAAGAAGCAATGGAAACAGATTATCAATATTGTAAATAATTTATTCATGAAAAAATCAATCACACCACAACAACAATCTTACATCAATTCTTTGATGGAAAAAAGAATGAAAAAACAAAAAGAAAAATTGTTTACCAAAGAACAAGATAAGGAAAGAATATGGACTTACCAAGAAGAAAATTATCTGTGTAAAGATGGTAGAACTTGTCTTGAAAGACAAATTGAAGAAATTAAAATTAATTCAAAATGAGTTTTAAGGTTGTTGTATTCTTGGAGTATAGTGATGGTCGAGTAGAACATATCTTATGGGAACCTGAAATGTATGGTCAAATGTGTTATAACAACACTGACTTTCACAACTTGTTCTATGAGACCACCGCCAAACTCGCACAGGTTTCACTGGTTGACGTATTTATGGAACTTTGGGATAAACCCCTTATCCAAGAAATACAGTCTCAAATCGGAGATAAATCGGTTATGAGACAAATCATTACAGGAAAAAAAATATTACCTCTTCGTAGATTTTAAATAAAAAATATTTTGTTGGTAATTTGTAATGTTGTATCTTTGTGTTTCACAACACAAATACTACTACTATGACACAACAACAACAACAGTACCTCAAACTCGGTTCCAAAGAACGTCAGAAGTTATTCTTCATCGGAGAACAAATCTCAACGATGAACTACGTGGGTAAGTATCCTCATCACTACATCTATTCACCACCTGGTCTCGGTAAGACCCACACCGTTAACGACTCTATGAGACGTTCAGGTGTCAACTATTTCACTGTGACAGGGAATGTTTCGATGTATGCGTTCGGTCTTCAACTCGCGGTCATTCACTACCTGTGTCCGAAGGATTGTCATTCTATCATCTCCGTTGATGATTGTAATGAACTCTTCAAGAACGCAACTAACATCAACATTATGAAAAACGTGTTGGGTGAGAACCGTGTGTTCCATTATCAAAAGAACTTGGGTGGACTATACGACCAACTCGATGATACTCAGAAGAGTGCGATTGATATGTGTCTTGTCGAAGGACAATCAGGTTTCAAGGTCCCAACAGACAATATGATTTTCGTGTTCACCTCAAACGAGAAATTACCTTCTGAGGAGACCGCGAACAAATCACGTGACAAACATTTGTTAGCAATCACGGACCGTGTCACCAATCACGTTCTTGAGATGGATACATTCGTTCAATGGGGTTGGATTTCTGATGTTGTTCTCAACACCAATTCTTGTACCTTCGTGTCTGAGAATGTGAGACGTGAGTGTGTTCAATTCCTCTATGAGAATTGGAAACAGATTAAGGTGAAGTCCATCCGTACCGCAATCAAAATGTGTGAGGACGTGATGAAGTTCCCTAACAACTACAAACAATTTTGGTCAGTTCAATACATTTAACTATGACAAACATTCAAGAAATACTCGATAAGATTGGTAAGTCAGGAATAACAAAAGAATCCGTTGTTTCCTTCTACAGTAATAAGAGTAATACAAAACCTGTGTATGTTTTTGATTCTTCAGGGAATCTCATTGCAACACATCCATCAAACACAGTTTGTAGGAAAATCTACGGTGCAATGGTAGATAAACGTATTCGTTCAGGATTACAAGACCCTCAGGGTAGATATTTCAGTTACTTCAACGTGTTCAAACCGAAACAAAAAAAGACAATCAAAGGTCGACCTGTTGAACCGAAACCTATTCTTGTTTTCAAAAATGGTATTTACGTGGGTGAATATGAAAATTATCGTGTCTTATGTGACACTTTGGGGTTGGATTCGAGTAGAATATATAGAGTGATTAATGGAAAAAGTTCACATCATAAAGGTTACACATTCAAATACAAAAATTCCTTATCTTTGTAAAAATTATAACATCGGGGACAGGACACAATCTGAACAT